AGGGTAGATTTATTGAAGTAGAAGTAAAGGTATCGAAGTCAGACCTAATGGCCGACTTCAAAAAATATAAGCACGAATATTACCTACACCAATATAAAACAGGTGAACCCTTAAAAGATTCACGTAGCTGGAAATGGTATAACAATTATGTACCTAAGCAATTTTTCTTTGCGGTGCCTGAAGAGATGTTAGAGTACACATTAAATGCGGTTGAAGATTTGCCCTACGGAGTTATATGCTACAGACATAGTAATATCTCAAGTTGTAGAAGAGTCAGAATTGAGAAACGTGCAAAAAAACTTCATGACAAACCTGTACCTACTAATGTGATAGACGATGTACTTTTAAGGATGTCTAGTGAACTTTGTAACTTCCATATAGATAGGGCAAACAAACAATGGACATGATACTACCAGAAAATGATGATTTAAAACCTGAGTGGGCTAAAAGAAGTTTGCTAGATTTTATAACATATACAAAACCAGACTATGAAGTTAACTGGCACCATGAATATATATGTAAAAAGTTAGATGAATTTTTAGACCCTAACTCAAAAGTTGAAAGGTTAATCATAGAAGCCCCCCCGCGTTCTGGAAAATCTGAGATAGTTTCAAGAAGATTTCCTGCATACGCATTAGGTAAAAATCCAAAACATGAAATCGTACTAGCTTCATACGCATCACCCTTAGCACAAAGAATGAACAGAGATGTTCAGAGAATAATGGATGATGAGTTATATCATAATGTTTTTCCAAACACACAACTCAACTCTGCCAATGTAGCAAAAAGTTCTAGAGGTAATTGGATTAGAACTTCTGACTTATTTGAAGTTTGTGGCCACGGTGGTTCGTTTAGGAGTACAGGGGTAAACGGTAGTTTAACTGGTCAAGGTTTAACAATAGGTATAATTGATGACCCTATAAAAGATTGGAAGGAAGCGACAAGTAAAACTATAAAAGATGGTGTATGGGAATGGTATCAATCAGTTTTCTATACAAGGCTTAACCCTAAGTTCGGTAAAATAATTGTAATGAATACTAGGTGGGCCGAAGATGACTTAACAGGTAGACTACTAGCCCTAGCAGAAAAAGATGGTGAAGCTGACCAATGGGAAGTTTTAAGATTTCCGATGATTCAAGAAAAGACTAGGTACACACATCCTGCAGACCCTAGGGAAATAGGTGACTTACTTTGGCCTGAAAGGTTTAATGCTAAAAAAGTTACAAGTTTTAAAAAGACTATGGGTAGTAGAATTTTTGGAGCTATGTATCAACAAAGACCCGCACCCGATGAAGGTGGGTTAGTCCATAGGGATTGGTGGCAGTACTATACTAAGGCACCTAGCTTAGAAGATTTTGACTACATAAGTATGTCGTGGGACTTTTCTTTTAAAGGTACCCAAAATGCAGATTATGTTGTTGGGCAAGTTTGGGGTAGAAAGGGTGCCAAGTATTATCTACTAGATCAAGTACGTGACCAAATGAATTTCTCGTCTACCGTGATGGCCGTAAAAGCCCTAGCTAGAAAATGGAATACCTACAGAGAAATCGTTGTAGAGGAAAAAGCTAACGGTGCTGCAATTATTGATACACTTAAATCTGAAATAAGAGGTATCATACCTTATAGTCCTAGAGAGTCTAAGGAAGCTAGGGCTTCCAGTATCTCACCTTTAATTGAGGCAGGAAATATTTTCTTACCTGACCCCGACATAGCACCTTGGATAATGGACTACGTAGAAGAATGGGCCGTATTTCCAAACGGTGCTAATGATGACCAAATTGATAGTACGTCCCAAATGCTTATACGTTTTCAAAAGTCAAAAACTTTTCTTGAGGTACTTAGTTATGAGGAAGAAGCCTTTATTGCTCCCGAAGAAGAAAAGGGCATTTTGGATATGTTTTGGGGCAACAAGTCACGAGGTGGTCTAGACTTTTAATATTACGATTTACAATATGAAATAATAACAGCATAATTTGATACATTAAGGAGTACATATATGTTTACCAAAGATACTGAGTACGCAGTGATAGTGGTAGGACAACTTAAAGGACAAACCAAAAAAGAACCAATATCGTTACAAACGATAGTTAAGAAGCACAATCTTAAACAGGGTTTTGCAGAACAGGTGTGTAGAAGACTACGCAATGGTGGTTTCATACGCTCAATAAAAGGGCCAGGGGGCGGGTATTATATAACGCAGCTAGGCTATGATGCTTCACTATGGGAAATCATGTGGGCCGTTGAGACTAGACTAGTTAAAAAAGTAGAAAAACTTCTTCCTCAATCCAAAGATTTATTCTTTAATTGTGAAAGGAAATTAAAAGAGGTGTATATTAAAGGTTACACATTAGAAAGTGATAGTGTAGCTTAATAGTCACCTATACACTAAATGCAAAACTTAACAAATAAAAATAGTTAGTTTAAGCTAGTTATTGATAAAAAAATTTATAGGAGAACTACAATGGGAAAAATTAGAGACTTACTAGACCAATCAGAAAATCAAAGAATGGAATTTTACAAAGTTGGTGATAAAGTTCACCAAGTAAACCGTATCCCAGAAGACGGTGGTAATGGTGGTAAGCATCGTAGAGTAATTCACAATGCCGATGGTTCTAAAGAAGCTGAAGATTTTATCAGTGCTGAAGAATATGCAAAGCTATCTAAAGGCGAACGTGTAGACGCTAATACCGTAGGTAAATAATTATGGGAAAATTTTCAGAGTTACTAAAACATATTCAAGAAGATAATGGTAAGACTTCTGAAGACAATGACCATTATCATACCTACGAAGTTAATGACGAAGGTAATGGTAAGACTATCAAAACTATAGGTGATGTAAACGAACATGTTCACACTATTGAAGAGTTTGATATTCAAATGTCTAAAGATCACGACCATGATATTCCAAAGAAAAAACCTAAAGTAAATGAAGAAGAAAATTTCTCCATGAAGATTGTTAAGAACAATGCTATAGGTAAATCAGGACTAGACCTTGCATTTGCAAGTGCTAAGAAAATGAAGGGTGTCAGTGTACCCGATGATTCAATAGCTATTACACCAAATACCAAACTTAAGGGTGTTTCTAAAATAGAAGACCTCAAGTTAGGTATGAAAGTTAGTGGTAAATTTAGACAAACCAGTAGAGGTAAAGAAGCTACTGAACTAGAGGTATAGCATGGGAAAAATAAAAGATTTATTAGAAGCTGAAATGTCATCTAAAGGTAATCCTAAATTACATAAAAAAGTTATGGATAAACTTAAAAAGCAGAAGGGTAACAGCGATGCTGATTATCACATGGATTTAATTAAAGGTATGAACCCTAAGAAATTATCACAGTCGGATGTTGATACCCTTAAAGCATTTGATGATATGTACTAAGGCTTCAGTGTATCTCAGGTAGATGCTACTATGGGTAAATACATCGTTATGTTAGAGAAGGTTCTAAAGACCGCTAATAAATATAGAAACGGTAGTAAGTATAGTAGAAGACTTGAAAGTGACTACGCAGGAAACGAGGATAAATTAAAAGAGATTGCTAGTGAAATGATGGATGCTACTAATATGGTCGAAGAGTCATTTAAAAAAATTCAAAGTAAAATTGGATAAAACAATATTGGAGAAACGACATGGGAAAAATTAGCGAACTATTAGGTAATAAGAAAACTAAAACAGACGAAGCGGTTAACATAGATAACATTATCAAAGAACTTATTGATACAGGTTTTTCAAAAGATAATGAATCTCAAATGAAGGCGGTTCAACTATTAAAAGGTTTGGCTACTTCAGATGACCCAAAATCAAATGCTTTTATGAAAAAGTTAGATGCTTTTACTTCTGGACTTAAAGCAAATGAAGAAGATGATGATGAAGACGAAGATGATAGTGATGATGATAGTGATGATGATAGTGATGATGAAGATGAAGATGATAAATAGTCAATGACTAAAAAAGCTGAACGTAAAAGAAACGCGGTTAAAAAGGCTAAGGAGGAAGTAAAATCTTCTAGTCTTAATCGTCCTAGTTACGCAAAGATGTTTTTAGAGTGGCGAGAAAATAGACCCTCTAAATTACTCAAAGAATTAAAAGAAATGGGATATTTAAAGAATGAAACTAATAGAGATGTACGAAAGGACAAGTCTAGGGAATGTGAAAGGGATGTTTCCAAAGGGAAAAAGAAAACCCCTTCCTAGCACTCAAGACATGGACAACCTAAAAGTTTCTACTATGAATCTTACCTCGACAACTCGTGTACTAGCTCAACTACTCTCAAAACTAAATAAAACAAACCCGAGCAAAGACCTAACTCAGGCAGTAATTAATACTAGCAGAACTTCAGACGCGGCTAGGGCTTTACTAAAGAAACTAGACACATATAAACACTTTGACTCAATACCTGTAAAAGATTTTAAAACAAAACTAGAGGGTATGTTTAGAGATGTATTCTCATTCTTAGATGGTGCAGAAAATTACATTACAAAAGCAGATGTATCAAAATCAGGTCAAGAAAAAAGGATGCTATTTCTAGCAAAACAGGAAGCTAAAGATATTTTAAACGGGGCTAGAATGATTAATGATAGAATCAAAAGGTCAGGACTATAATGGGTAAATTTAGAAAACTATTAGATGAAGCTGAAGTAATACTAAAAGGTAAAAACAAAGTTACTAGGGGGGTACCCACAGATAGTAGGGGTAAACCTTTATCTATATCAATGCAAAGAATTATGAAGGCTACTAAAGAACTAGAAAAAGCTGACGGTTTTAAACTTAAGACATCTTTAGCAGATGTGGTTATGAAATTAAAAAAATTCCAAGATGAGGTTAAAAAACTACCTAAAGGTAATAATGGTTATAGTAGTATCCGAACTAAAACTAAAAATAATTTTGAAAAAGCCATTACCTCTTTGAGTAACATGGTGGTCAATATAAAAAAGAAGGGTCTAAAAGCCGTTGAATCAAATAATAAGGAATTAGAGTTATGGGAAAGTTTAGAGATATCTTGTCAGACTATAGAGAACTGGTTGAAAAAACAATTACCTTCAAAGGAAGAAAAAAGTTTGGACAAGTAGTTATAGCTGCGGGTGGTGCAGGTAGTGGCAAGGGTTTTGCCCTTAGTCAGTTTGTGGGGCTACCAAACGCTAAGACTTTTGATGTAGATGCTTTAAAGTCTAAACTTATAAAATTGGCTGCACTTAAAGGTGATAAAGAAATAGCGGGACTTGATTTAAGAAATCCAAAAGATGTTGCTAGACTACACATGATAGTAAAAGAAAAAGGTATAGCAGATAAAGAGGTAAACTCATTTCTAGGTTCTGCTAACAAAGACAAACTACCTAATATAATTTTTGATAAAACAGCTAAGTCTAGAGAAGATATAACTAAGACAGTAGATCAAGTAATGGCCTATGGTTACAAACCTGAAGATATACACCTTGTGTGGGTTTTAACTAACTACAAAGTAGCCTTCAAAAGAAATATCACAAGAAGTAGAGTAGTACCTAGAGATATATTTTTACAGACACATAAAGGTGCAGCAAGCACTATGAATAAGATTATAAAGGGTGATGTACCATCTAATGTTGATGGTGAAATATATGTTATTTTGAATAATACAGAAGAGACTAAACCTGTAGTAGATAAGGAAGGTAACATAGTACTTAATACTAAAGGCCAACCAACACCTAAAAATTTCACATTTATAAAACTTAAGTCAGTTGGTAAACCTATTATTTCAGATAAAGAGGCACTAGAACAGGTAACCGATTGGGTAAACAAAAATGCTCCTAAGTCAGCACTTAAAGAAAATTACACGGTAGAAATCGGGATAGGTTCATGGGAAGAATAAGTAGCTTATTAGAAACTATATTTATTCCCAAAGGTAACCTAGGTATACCAAGAAGGAATATGCCGCAGGTAGAAGACCAAGACCAAAAAGACTTTTTTTCTTTTATGAAATCAAATGATATAAGCGTTACTAAGAAAAAAGTTAAAGCCAATAAGATCAAACCTATTCAAAAAGAAATACGGTCAGATGTAGTGAAGGGCCTGGCTAAGAACGACCCTGAAAAATTAAAAAAGTCACTAATTATATCTAAAGATAATTTCCTACTTGATGGTCACCATAGATGGCTAGCACTTCTAAACCAAGACCAAGAGATAACTTTAGATGTTATTGTTCTTGGTACAGGCATGAAGAAACTTTTAGATGTTGCAAGGAAATATCCTAAGATAGTTTTTAAGGATACAGATAATAAAGTATTTAAAAGTATAGACCCTAAGCTAAAATCTAATTAGGTAACTTACTACCCTTTTCTTTAACTTTTTCAAAGTCAGGCTTACGACCTTCTTCGTGAGCATTCATCCATTCATTATACTCTTCTTCAGACATGGACTCACCTTCATAGGCTTGGGGCTTTTCTTTTTCGTTACACATAACGACTCCTTTTTGCTGATTATTTTGCACTAGGCTAAAATAAACGTATATCTAATTATAACACAATTAGTCAATTAAATCAATCAACTATAGGAATTATAATGCACTACAATGTATTGTTATTATTACTCTTCTCTCTCAACGCTTGGGCACAACCTTATTACACACCTATGTTTCCGCCACCCTTTATGTATATGCCACAACCTTCTGAACCTATCCCAGATGAGGACTATGAAAAAGACAGGGGTATATACCACTCGCGTTATGATAATGAATACACTGCATTACCTGAGACACACCAACCTGATTCATATACCATAGACGTAGAACCCATCAATCCTTATAGGGATACAGAAATTATCATCATGAATTACGACTAAATCTTTGACATAAAATTTTAATTAGTGTCTAATTTTACTACACTATAAGGAGAAGCATGGCTTGTGCATATTGCGACCATAAAGGTTATATAAATATTAGTATGTTAAAAGATAACACTACCAAGCAACTAGTTAGACCATGCCCGCAGTGTAATGATACAAAGGCTTATTACAGACACATAAAAGAAAAATACGGCCAAAGTACAGAAAAAGATAAAAAAATACAAGGTCAAGAAGGTGAGGTAATCTCACTAGCAGATAGGAGAAAATAGAAATGGAAAAAAAGATTTACGTAAAGAACTTAAGTTTTGCAACTACTGAAGATGAATTAAAAAATGAATGTAGTCAGTACGGAAGTGTGCTTGATGTACGGATAATCAAAACAACCGATGAGAATACTGGACAAAGAAGAAGTAGAGGTTTCGGGTTTGTAACTTTTGAGAATACCAGTGAAGCTGAATCAGCTATTCGTAATTTACATAATGCGACACTACATGATAGAACACTTCATGTTGAAGAAGCTATTGATAAAAGGAACCTAAGTAGGCCTTTAAATTCATAAGATTTTGTCAAATAAAAGAATAAGACATACTATAAAAGGCGAATATCGTTTTTAATAATATCTAAAGAGTAGGGCAAAACGTGCGAGTAAATCATATAAAAATTAACCCTAAGTTAAAGTGGGCTACGACAAACATACAAGTACCTACCAGTAATCGAGGTGGGGGTGTAGACTTAGACCCTAATATGCCTAGTCCTTCTGAATTAGCGGAAGCTATAAAAAATAGAACCTTTGAAGATACCTTTGAACTAGATGACCATAATGTAGCTGCAGCTTATTCGGAGTTGTATACTAATGTTAGTCAAAGTCGTATGGGTATTATTAGACAGGTTGAGAGAATGTCACAGTACTACCTAGTAGATACTATTGTTTCTCAGTTTATAGAAGATGCCTTAACACCTGAGATATCTACGAATGATATTCTATCTGTTAGTTATGAAGAAGAAAATGAAGAAAATTCACTTGTGCAAAAAGAGATTGAGGCATTGGATAAACAACTAGACTTTGACCAATTAGCTTTAGATATTGCACCTGACTTAGTTAGAAATGGTGAGTACACTTTAAAGAATGATTTTGGAAAAGAGGGTAGTAAAAAAGGTATTAAACATATTAGGGATATTGTCGAACAAGGTAACATAGTAGCTATTACACAAGATGGTAAAATTAAGGGTTACTTAGAGATGAACGATAGGGCTAATAAGCTAATCGTGTACCCACCTAAACATTTTACAAAATTCGTATTAGCAGGTGACAGGGTTAGAGTTAATCTTAAAAAACATGTACCCGAAGAATACTTAAAAACAGAAGAAGCAAAAAAACTTATGGCCATGCTTCCACGTTATGTACGTGTTGGTAAGTCAATGATATTTCCTGTATTACCAAAAATAAAAGAATTGGAACTATTAGAAAAATTGGTACCTGCTACAAAACTTGCTAAATTATCAGGTGGGTCTATTGTAGGAATGCAAGTACCAGAAGCATTTGATATTGGTGATGCACTAAAAGCTACTAAGAGAGTAGAAGGTTTAGTAAATAATAAAATAGCTATTGACGATAGTATTGGTGAAGTAACAGTACAAGCTATTATGTCTTCTGCAGGTAGAGTAAAAGTTATTCCTGTATTTGGGGACAAAGGTAACTTATCAAAATTAGATTATAAATCAGATGAACCAGATGACCTATTAGGTTCCGTACAAGAAACAAGACAAGTTATATGTGACTCTATTGGGATACCCTATGAACTATTATTCCGTTCAGACTCAGGAAGTAAATCTGAGACAATAAAGAGATATGCAAAATACTTAAGAAGACTTAAAAATATTCAAAGGGCTATCACAAAGGGTATCACACAAATAGTTTATAACCACCTAGTAAACAAGGGTATAGACTTTGAACCTGATAAAGTAAAAGTTGAATTTAGAAATAAATTAGTTGAAATTGATAACCTAGATAAACTTGAACACATGGATGTAACAGTTTCACTATTAGGAAATCTTAAAACTTTTGTTGAAGACCTTTTAGCAGAAGAATCACCTGTAAGAAAACACATAAACATCGAAGCATACAAAGATTACCTTAAATCCCAGTTAGAAACTATAGGCCTAGGTGATTTAATACAGGAAGAAGAAAACGAATTTGGCAATGATAACGATGATGATACAGATGATTTTATCTCACGTTCAGATAGTGGTGAACCTGTAGAAGACCCAGACGATAACCCTTTGGATACAGAAGAACCTGAAGATGGTGAACAGTAGTGAGTGACACTTTTAAACCCACAAGTGCTGTATCTAAGGAAGCTCAAAAAGCTGTGGACTTTAAAAAAGAACATGGTGATGAAGTAGACGCAGGTACACAGGTAGGTTGGATACGTGCAAATGATCTAGCAAAGAGTAGGGAAGTATCCATTGATATTATCAAAAAGATGGTATCCTTTTTTGCTAGGCATGACGGTAACCAAAAGATTTCACCCGAACATAAAAACGAACCTTGGAAGGACAAAGGTTATGTGTCTTGGTTATTGTGGGGTGGTGATGCAGGTAGGGATTGGGCAAAAAATATTTTGAAGGAATATGAAAAAAATAACAAGGATGAATCAATGAATGAAGAAAAAACACTATGTGAAAAGGTGCTTGAAGGTTTAGATGAAGCAAAATCTGAACGCAATTTAGTTCAATATAATTCTAACTCAAATACTTATAGCCCAACGATTAAGACCAAAGGCCAACTTGAGGCGGGTGTATATGAGATCAAACAAAGTATGCAAGGTTTGTTCTTTGAAAAGCGTGATATAGCTTCAGATGGTTTACTAAAATTTGAAGATAAAAGAAACGCTAGCATACTTGACGAAGTAGATAAGTTCAGAAAAATGAAGGAAGACTTTGAGAATATTGGTATGAACCATAAAAGAGGGATGCTTTTATATGGTAAGCCAGGCACAGGTAAGTCGTGTTTAATTAAACTCATGTCAGAGAGTGCAGTAGATGAAGGTGACGTAGTATTTATTGTGAATGAACCCCACCTACTTAAAGAGGGCTTAAAAAAATTCAAAGAAGTTGAACCTGATAGAATCGCAATTGTTATCATGGAAGAAATTGATGAAGTACTAAGATACGCCCAACGTGCTATTTCAGAAATCTTAGACGGTCAAGACCAAGTTAACAATGTACTTTTCGTAGGTACTACAAACCATATTGAAAGAATACATCCTAAATTTTTAAGAGAAGGAAGATTTGATTCTAAGATTGAAATAGGTACACCACCTAAGTCAGGACGTATAGCATTCCTAAAAGGTAAATTAGGTATCAATGAAGCTGATTCAATCGTAGAGGAAATTGCAGATAAAACAGACGGTTTTACCTTTGCACAATTAAGAGAATATCTTATTTCTGTATATTGTTATAAGCGTGACCCTGATAAAGTTATTGAGCGTATCCAACGTGGTACAGGTATGGACGAATGTCTAGACAAGACCAATGAACAAATAGCTGAATCAGTATTTTACTATTACTATGCACAGGATAAAACGCGTGAAGACTCACAAGGTTCTAATAGAATCGCAGCTAGCAGAAATCAAGACTATTTAAAAAATCTTTTAAAGGGACTTTAATAATGGGCAAGTTTAAAGATTTACTAGAACAGATAAATCAAATGGCACCTGAAGCAATAGCTAAGGCTTTTAAAGATAGGATAGAACTATTTGATTTTGATGGTATCACAGTGGAAGATGTAGATATTGATGCTGAAGGTGGTATCACAGTAACTTTTGTAGACTCGGAAGGTGATGAACTATCTATACTCTTCGCATACGAAAATGATGAAGGTGTAACAGCTACTATCCTAGATGGTGAAGATGACGAGGACTTTATTGTTATTGACTTAGACCCTTTAGACCCACCTACAATTGTACAAGGTTTCATGGGTATTAAATACCCTAAACTGGACAACCTAAACTGGATGAATAAGTCAGCACTTGCTTCTATATTTGTTTCAGGTGATATGGGTAATGATGATGACCCCGATTTAGATGGTCACTTAACTCAAAAAGATATTGAAAAAAGGCAAATGCCAAAACAGTTCGGATACTTTAAAGCCGTTGAAGAGTTAGATGGTGATGTTTTAGTTGAAGAAGGGGAAGACCTAGAAATCAATGAACGTAAGGTAACTGTAGTTCGTGGTGGTAAAAAAGTACGTATACCTGTAGTTAGAAAAATACGTAGGAAAAGATTAACGGCTACCCAAAAGTCAGGTATCAGAAAAGCGGTACGTAAAAGAAAACAGAAGGCAGGGGCTATCTCACGTAAGAGAAAAAAGTCTTTAGCACTTAGAAAAAGGTCAGGCCTTAAAAAGGGTAAGTTCACTAAATTCCAAAAAACTCAAGGTACATCGAATAGGAAAAGATAATGGCTAGAAAATTTAAAAAACTAATGCTTATGTATGAAGCAAAAGAAATTGTCACAGTACTGGTAGATAAAAATAAGTATCAGCTACTTGGTGATGGTGGTATATCCAAATTAATGTCAAAAGAAGAAATGTCAAAACTCCTAGATAGTATAGAAATAAGTTCGCTAGATACAAAAAGTAATGCTACAAAAGACATACTAAAAGAGGTTGATACTACCAGAGATAACCAAGTTGATCTAGAAGTTGATAGTAAATTTATAAAGAAATTAGGATTGAGGTAATATGTTACCTAGAAGCTATGTTAAAGATATTAATAAAAAAGTTAATAGTAGAAAAGAAACTACTAATGAAGAACTTACAAGCAAACAGAAAAATATAAAAAAAGAGATAGCTAGGTTTACCACATCCCTAGGGGTAAAAGTACTTAGGTCAAGTGGTGAACAATTAATAAAGTTACAAGCGGCTATAGGGTTATTGAACCAAGCACAAATGATTGCAGAAGTATCTGAGAATGAAGCTAAGAAATTGTTTGCAATAGCACGAAGTCTTAAATCAGTAAATGAGGTCAAGGATGAAAAGAGAAGAAGAAGGGATCAAGGAAGGCTTAACGAAAATAGAAAAAAAGGTACTGATAGGTGAGAGTACCTTCTTATCTTTTGGTTTTGTTGTAACTATCATACTAGCCGTTGTATACACTGTTAATATTGATGGTAAGGCTAGTGCCAACGCAAGGGCTAATGCCACTATTATCCAGAAGCAAGATAGGTTCGGACAACAATACCTGAAACAAATGGAAATATTAAATGATGAATTAAAGACCTTAAATACCAGACTAGGTAGGATAGAAGGTAAATTAGATTCTATAAAGAGATAACGGAGATAGTGTTGAAGTTTCAATCAGATAATGATGCAAAATTGTTTTTAATCGAAATAGGTCAAGTCGCTAAGATTGATGGTGTAACTAAAGATTTAAAACCTACTGAAGAGATGATTGGTTTACTGAAGAAAACAAGGGGTAATCTTACGCGTGGTTTAAAGTCGTTTAGAAGATCACAGGCTAGTAAGGGTGCATGGAGAAAATACTCTACAGAAATAATGCGTGGTATAAAATCTTTTCATCGAAGCACTGAAGGTAAAAGGTTCCATAGAAATATGTCTCGTTTCTTATTAAGAAAAGATTTTACAGGATACTTAACAGGTCAACCACTATCTTCCAGAAATGAATCTGTTATGGACTTTTGGGAAAAAGCAGATTTTATAAAGTCCATATCATCGGCTAAAACGCATTTGTTTATCGAACTTGAATATTATCACCCAATGTATGAACAAATGGGCTTAGAAGACCTTGTACTTAACCACATACATGAACTAAATGATATCGAACAGAAGATACTTCACGACAAAGATATATCAGAGTCAGACTACAACCTAATAGGTCTATTGTGTGAAACTAATGCGGTGGTTAAAAACCTAGCAGAACAATCAAGTAAAGAAATAGAGGAAGTTCACTCAATAAGAAACAAAATAAAAGACACCCTTATTAGTAAAGGACATAGTGAAGATGACACAAACTTCTTTTCATTAGTCACAAGTAACTTAAAAAAAGCATTAAAATTAGATTGAGTATATTATTAAATTTGACGTTTTATTAAAATAGATGTGAAATTATAGAACATACTAAATTTAGAAGGTATTAACTATGCAATTTAAACAAGATATTTTTGAACCTGACCTACACTTTACACTGGAAGAAGCTAGTGGTGAAGAACAAGGCCAGTCAATCTTAGCGAAAGTTAGAGGTTGTTTCTTTGTACCAGATGGTATCTCAAGAAATAAAAGATTCTATCCTAAGAGTCTTTGGGAAAAAGCACTTAATAAAAAAGACATAAAAGAAAAGTTAGCTTCTAAAAGAATGTTCGGTACTATCGGACATGACCAAGTAATAAATGACAATGCAATATTAGAAGGTAAAATTTCACATATAGTAACCAATTTAAGTATAGACAGTAATGGACAAGGAATTGGAGAAGCACTCATTCTCGATACTCCCGCAGGTCGCGGTCTAAACACACTTCTTAAAGCGGGTAGTAAACTATTTGTTTCAAGTAGGGCACTAGGTAAATTCAAGGGTGAAAAAAACGGATTACCTGTAGTAGATGAAAATTCATATCAGCTACAGACATTTGATTTTGTAATTGACCCTGGCTTCCTAGAGGCACACCCAAACATTAAGGAGGCTTTAGAACCAGAACTTGCATCGGATTTTGACGAAAAACAAATAACAAACCATAATAATACAAACATAGGAGATGGTGAGATGAATGATAAAGAACTCGCACAGCACATTATTGATGAAAACACAAAAGTAAAGAATGATTTAACTACTGCAGTTGAAGAAAACAGTACTCTTAAAGATGAATTAGCAGTTGTTAAAAATGACAATGAAAATCTTCAAGAACAAGTAACTGAATTTGATACTGTAAAAGAAGAACTTGAAGGTTATAAATCTTTAGGTACTGTAGAAGAAATCAAAGAAGCTACTGAAGCTAAAGAAAAAGCTGAAAAAGAATTAGCTGAATTTAAAGCTATCGATACAGATGTAGAAAACTTATCTGCACAAGATGTTATTGAAGCAATTGATAAAGCTCATGAGAGATTATCAGAATATAAAAAAGTTGGAAGTCCTGAAGGGATTACAGATACTCTAGAAAAACTAGGTGAATTTAAGGACGCAGTTCTTGAGTACGGAAACTTAGAAGAACTAGAAGAAATCTATAACTTTTCTGCAGAACTTATTTCTAAAGAAAAAGAAGCTAAGAAAAACGAGGCAATCGTAGAACTAGCTGAAGAACTTGGTGTATCAAAAGAAAAAATCACTAGAGTATATGACAAGCTATCTGTAGAAGAAATCAAAGAAGCATTCGGTGGTCTTAAAGAAGATTCAGAGAAGCAAGACATCAAAGAAACTTTTTCAAAAGATAAAGTTGATCTAGATGAAAATAATGGTGAAGACGAAGATGAAACATTTGAGTTTGAATCAGACAAACCGTTAACTGAAAGGTTAATGCAAGGTTTTAATAAGAGAAAATAATTATAGATTAGGATTCAATCTGCACTTCAGGGAAGAGTTTTATTTGTAGTAAAAAAACAATTAACAACAAATAGAGGTATACAATGGATTTTACACAAAATTACCTAGAGGCTAAGAATAGTCAACTAGTAGAGTGGATGAAAAAAAACCACAAAGATCAAATTAAAGCACTAGAGAACTCACCTCTAGCTGAAACTCGTTCAATTACGGAAAATGATATTGCTAACCTAGCTATTCAGTACCGTAACTTTGAGCTTTACAAAAGCATGGCAGAAAACAATGGTTCACTAGGTAACCTAGGACAACTACCAAAAGTTGCATTATCAGTTGTTACAGCAACTATGGGTGCATCGATTTTACCAATGATTTCTTCGGTTCAACCAATTGAAGAACAAAGAGGTATCATCTACTTTAGACAAATTGTTTCAAGAAATACTAGAGGAAGTCAAACTGCAGGTGATGTAGTTGTTGACCCTAGAACAGGTAGCGTAACACCTTCAGGATATGCTTCTAACGAACTACTTGCTGAAGAAGCGGTTGCAGCTACAGTTGATGCTCAACTTCAGTATACGTTTACATTAGCAAATGCTCCTATCCTTCCACAGTTCTTAAAAATCACTACTGATATTGCAGCTTCTCAAATTGCTGTAGATCAAGGTGCAATTAGTGCTGATAAGAATATTGGTATTCTTTATGGTAACGGAATTAGCGGTCAAGTAGACTACACTACAGGTGAAGTAACTATTGATTTTTCAGCTAACCCTGGCGTTGGTCAAAAAGTATTTGCTTCTTACCAACAAGACCTTGAGCGTGGTGAAGACTTACAAGCTATCTCTTCATTCATGGACTCAAAAGATATCCAAGCTAAAGTATATGCACTTAAGCAATCACAAGGTATGTTACAGTCGTTTACTCTTCAAAAAAGATTCGGTCAATCAATGCAAGAGCAACTTGCTTCTGACCTAGTTATGGAAGTAAACAGAGAAGTTGGTGGTGACGCTGTAAGACAACTTGATGCAAATGCTCAAGGTGTAACTACTTTCTCAAGAACAGCACAATCAGGTGTTTCTTTTGCAGAACACAAGTTAGAGTACAAAGATAAATTATACGAAGCTGAAAACGTAATGCTTTCAAATGCAGGTAGGGGTGCAATCAGTACTCTAGTTGTTGGTAGAAAACATGCTGCTTTCCTAAGAGGATTGCCTGGCTTTGAACTTCTTAATGATGGTAACACTCTAGGTTCTCACTTATTTGGTAGACTAGATGGTATCACTATTATTAGAGTACCTGAGACTGCACTACTTGGTGAAGATAGAGGTATCGGACTTTATAAGGGTCAAAATCCTTATGAGGCAGCGGTAGTTTATTCTCCATTCATGCCAATGGCAGTTACAGACATGCTTCCAGAAGGGAAAAACCCTCTAGCAGGAATGCGTGGTGCTGCACAGATGAGTGGTGTAGATGTTGTTGTACCTCAGTACGCAACTAACATTAACTTAACTGCATAATAAGTAGTAACAAAGAGTTAAATAGTGGGGGAGGCATAGTCCTCCCCTTTTTTGAATAAAATAAAATCGGAGAATAGAAAATGAAAAGTTACAGAATCTTTAGTAAGTACGAGCATGTACTTGTAATCAAAAGCAATGATCGAAAAAAAGAAATCAAACTAGCAAAGGGTGAAGAACATATTTTTACCAGTGCGGGTGAGTACCAGATGTACCAAAAACCTATCACTATTTATATCTCTTCAAATAAACTTGGACTAGAGATGATTGATGAAGAAAAAGATATCAAGATTACACCTAATAGTTTCCAAGACACTACACCTACCATCAATGAACCAGAAGATGAGTCTACAGGTGAAGATAGTGATAAAGATGAGTCTACAGGTGAAGATAGTGATAAAGATGATTCTCATGATGAATCTAAAGACGAGTTAAAACAAAAAAAGATTGAGTGTAATGAATTAATTCAAGAATATAAAAAAACACCCAAAAAAGATAAAGAAAAAAGAAGTGAGCTAAAGGACAAAATTGAAGCGGTTAAACAAGAAATAACTGCACTAGAGGGATAAATGTATTTAAGTGAAATTTTTGATGCCATTGTAATTCGTTCAGGTCAGTTCATTTTATCAAATGATGACATAGAACTAAATCAGAACAGGTTCCTAACCTTAGTAAGACTAGCACTAGGTAAGTACAGTGGTTATAGACCACATGATGTAACTTTTCCTTTGGAGATGCAATCAAACAGAAAATTCACTTTTGATAAAACATTTCAACCTAAATATTCTGATATTGAATTAGGTGTACCGCTTGGAATTTCCAGTGTTACGCCTACTGCAGTAGCGGGTAGTCCCGCATTTAATTTACAATTTTCAAATACATTTGGGTTTACAGGATATGGTGGTAGGCCAGCGTCTATGAATCATACTTCTGTAGACCCTAATTTTGGTTTGCCTGGCCAAAGACAAGTAGGCAGTGAGCAAATGGAGAAGTCAAATTTTCCTTGGATATACCAACACAAGACATTGTATATACCCTACAGTGCAGATGTTGAAGTAATCGCATTCTTTAATCACCCAATAATAAACATAGAAGCTGATAGTTCTAACGCAGAAAAATGGGAATTACCTACTATTGAATATAACGAAGATACGCTATTTGATTTACTTCAGGGTATGTTTTTAAAAGCGATAGGTAACTCACGTAAAGCCTTCACACTAAATGACTTACCTTTAACTATGGACGGTGCAGAAATAGCTTCAGAAGGTCAGTCATTAGAAGAGGCAGCAATGGCCGAACTCAAAAACGACAAGGCTAAATTCTATCTCGCTTATGGAGACTAAATGGCTACGCTTAAACAAATAACTAAAGGTATAGGAAAGTATAGAGGCGGCTTGATAAATAAATCAGGTAAGAAGTTTAAAGTCTCAGACTTCCAAGAAATAGCTAACTTAGGTCAAAAGACTTTAACCTTTACAGCTATGATTGATTCAGAAAATAAAGCCAAAGCAGATCAAAATGCTTCTAAGTTTGAGAAGGCACAAAAATTAAAAATCAAACAACTAAAAGATTCTTTAAAAGCTAAGGGTACCCCCGCATCAAAGAAAAAAGAAATACAACTTCAAATACAAAGAAGACAAAAAAATATTAGGGTTAACAAGGGTACTAAAGATGGTGCGGGTAATCCTGCAAAAGAATATAAGGTATCAGTAGTATTTGCTAAAATGGATTTTCAAGATGAAAAATCAACATCACATACTCAGTCAACTAAGGCGGTAGGTAAACAGGGTTTAGTATTTTATAGACCACCTAGGCCAACTACCGAAGTAAGACTACGATGTACATGCCCCGATTTTAGACATGCTTTCTCACATCAACTAGCAGACGCAGGTGGTTTAGCTGTAGGTAAGCCCACGGGATACTTCAGAGTTACGCCCGCTATTAAAGGCCCACTTGATGCACCTAAAACTTTTGAGCGTCCTAATAGACCTAAAAACCCTAACGAGTTTGGTCGTGATTTTGTTAACCCAAAAGATGAAATAGGTTTTTGTAAACATGTTTTTAGGATGCTTCAGATAGTAAAACAAGAAGGTAAGTTTAAGGAAAAATAATGAGTTTTTATAAAAAGGTAGAGGAAGCATTACAACAAAGACAGTTTGCCTATCTTAGGCAATTAGAATTTTACTATGGTCAAGATGTAAATTTATATGAAATGAAAAATGATGAATACCAAAGAGTCTACGGTAGGTCTTCAGGTGCATTGTCGGGTAACTATAGTACTGTATGTGCAATTATAGTTAACAATGATGTTATACCCATAGGCCCTAATTCTGCAGGTTCATTTACTACAGGGGCACTCTATACTTCTAACTCGGATGAAGTTGAAATAGGTCAACTAGTAGAAATAAATTCAGGTGATAACAGAAGTAGACGTTTTCAGATAACTAAAAAAGAATCATACGGAGTGACTACAGATGTCTTCCATAGATACGAAATACAATCGGTGGGTGATTAATGGCAAATAATAACGATACTGATTCAATGTTAAATGTAGTAACACTTACGGGACTAGTATTAAATGAATTTTTAAATCAATTAGAAACTTGGTCACCCCACTTGGCGTTTGTTTATGACGAAGCACTCACCTATGAAACAGCACTAGAAAAATATCGTGCTGATAAAAATATATCTGACAATGTTGATACAGTAATGCCTATCTTTGCTTTTAAAAGAACAGTACTAACACCCGATGTAGAAAATTCAGTAGGTAGGAAGGCAGGAAATTCAGCTATTAAATGTAAACTCCCAGATGGGTCTATCGAGAAGTTTAAGGCTATCATGGCCACGTTTAGTATTGAGTTTCTATATATCACTAGGGACTTACAAGACCTTGAGAGATTCGAGATATCCTACTTATTAGAACGCAGTGTTTCAAATATAAAAAAACTAGATGTGTTTATCCCTAAACTAGACACTACACTTGATTATAATTTGAGATATGGTGATCTTGACGAAAAGGTAATCAATACAGACAATAACTATTATAAAGCACTATCAGGTGTATTCACTGTTCACGGTTTATTCATGGCTTTTGACGGGGTAGGTAAACAGATAGAACAAGTCAATGTAACAACAAATGAAACAGGTGATATAAATACCTGTACCCCTGAAGTAGAGTTAGATACGATAACTATAGTACCTAAAATTATAGACTGAGATTAAGGAGAATCGAAATGGCAAAGAAATCAAACAGTGCAAAAGAGACTAGAGTAGCTACAGGACTTATGGATAGGAATGGTAAACCCATTACGGAAACTTTTGATAATGACCCTGTTACTATGAAGTCTCAGGTAAATAAAAAATCAGAATTATTAAAAAGTCTTAAAAAAGATAAACTTGACGAAGATACTACACATCCTGCTTGGGTTGTTTCGAGACTACCGCAGGCTTGCCCTGTATCATATTGTGGTGAAACTATCATGATACCTGCAAGATGCCCTAAAGGTAAACTCTTTGTAAAAAACTCAAGAATGTTAGGAAAATTACCAAAAGGAGTACAGACGGTAGCTGCACCTGAAAAGGGTCAGAAAAAGCGTAAAAAATAATTTAGTAATAAGATGTAATAAATGGAAGTCAATTAATTTCAATGGAGGAATAAGATGAGCGGAAGTGCTGCAGTTAATGTATCAACATTAGACTTGTCAACTAGGGTACCTTCTTTCCCTGGCGTTTTTGGTGGTATTGTTATACCTGCTAAAAAAGGGCCACTGAATCAGGCAGTTTTAGTGACAAACGAATCACAATTTTTAAGAGTATTCACACCTAACGGAAGGGTAGGTGTAGGTTTTGACCTAGCATACTATTCTGCAATAGCTTACTTAAGTAAGTCTGATAAGTTATGGGTCGTACGTGTTGCAAATGATGCTTACTTTGCGGGGGCTTCTTTTAAGACGGTTACCTCGACTACAAGCAATCAAGCACTACCTAGTGACCAACAACTTGATGACCCTACTGCTTATCTATTTGATAGTAACCCAGATGTACCAGACGCTTTTGAGTCAGTACGGTTTGACACTATTGCAGATGTAGTAACGCCTGCTATTGCTGAAATAACTTCAATTACTACGGTAGCTGATACAGCGGGTTCTTTGGACGGTCTATTCTTCACTCTATACGATAGTGTAGGTTCAGTTGCATTTTGGTATGACATAGATAACTCAGGTACGGTAGCCCCTGCGGGTGCTTTAGCTGCAGATAGAAACATAGAAATCTCTACAGTAAATTCAAATGATGATGAGTTCAATGTAGCTACTAAAACACAAGCAATCGTAGATGCTGATACAGAATTTGGTGCAAGTGTTGCTTCAAATGTAATTACAGTTACAAACGCGGTTGGTGGTGTAGTAGATAATGCACTCGCTAATGATTCAACATTTACTGTAAGTACTTCGACTGAAGGTGTAGATGCTATTAGTGCTTTAAACCAAAAGTTTATTGTAGCTTATGATAGTGCAGGTTCAGTAGGTATTTGGTTTGACGTAAATAACTCAGGTGCAAGTGCCCCTGCAGGTGTAGGAGCTTTAGACCGAGCAATAGCCGTTACTACAATAGTATCAGGTGATAGTGCTAGTGTTATCGCAACTAAGTTAGCTGCAGCGATTGGTGCCGACTCAGAATTTTCTGCAAGTGCATCAACTAACGAGTTAATAGTTACAAATATTTCTTCAGGTGAACGTACAGATGCAAACGTAGGTGACTCAGGTTTTGGTTTAGAAATTCTAATTCAAGGTTCTGACCTCGTAGATAATGTAGACGAGATATTTTTAATTCACGCAGCAAACGAAGGTATTTGGGGTAATGATATCTCAATTAAAATCGTAAACTTTAGTGAAGATGAAGAAAATATTTTAGACAACGAAACTTTTAGAATCGAAGTTTACAAAGGTACTAACTTAGCTACACCTGTAGAAGAGTTTCAAGTATCACGTAAACAAGGTAAGCTAGATGGTTTTGGAAGAAATCTTTATATTGAAGAAGTACTTCAGTCTTCTGAATTTATCAACGCGATTGATAACACTACAGTAGATGATAGTATTATACCTAAGTCTCAAGCTACTCCAATTGCCATGAATGGTGGTGATGATGGTGCAGCGGTAACTGACTCTGAAATGCAACTAGGTGCAGACGCACTTGCTAATCCAGACAATGTACTTGTAACAGTTATCATGGACGGTGGTAGAACTTCTGTACCTTACCAAAGATACATCGATGGTATAGCTCAAAACAGAAAAGACTGTGTTGCAGTTTTATCCGTACCTTTTGCAAAAGAGGCGAGTGCTAGTTACCTAACGGACATCGTGGACTATAGAAGAACAGAACTAAATCTTAACAGTTCTTTTTCTGCACTATACACACCACATGTTTCTATCTTCGATAAATTTAATGCTAGAAATATTTATGTAAGTCCAGACGGGCATGCAGCGGGTGCAATTTCTGAAACAGCTTCAAACTTTGAAATTTGGTTCCCACCTGCAGGTCTTCGTAGAGGTCTTATTAATGTACTTGATGTACGTAGAAGATTTACTAAGGGTGAGAGAGATGCACTTTACAATGCAGGTATCAATCCAATTAGATTCGCTCCCGGCCAAGGTATTGCAATTTGGGGTCAAAAGACTTTATCAAGCAGACCTTCTGCACTAGATAGACTGAATGTTAGATTACTTTTAATCTCTATTCAACCTGCTATTGCTCAAGCACTCGAAGACTTTTTGTTTGAACTTAATGACAACGCTACAAGGTCTATTGCTAGAAGTAGAGTAGAGTCATTCATGGATAACATCAAAGGTAGAAGAGGTGTTACGGACTTCCTAGTTAAAGCTGACAGTGATAATAACAGTGCTGAAGATATCGATAATAGTAGAATGAATTTAGACTTGTATATCAAGCCAACACCTTCATTAGAATTTATTAACTTCAGAACTATTATCACAAGTACAGGTGATAGCTTCGAGAGTGTAGCTGAAAATATATAATTAATTAAGTTGGGGTAGTGCTTATGTACTACCCTAATCATGGAGGAATAAAATGGTTGATATTACAGAAGTTAGAGGTGTTGGTGATTTTGCTACGCTATACAGGTGGAATTTAGTATTCGTAAGTTTTCCTGTAGTAGGTATTGCAGGTCAACCTTTATCAGAAGAACTTAACATAAGATGTGAAAGTACAACTTTACCAAAAATGTCAAATGAAAAAATGGAAATCAATATGAGAAATCATAAGATTTTCCAACATGGTAAAGGTACATATACAAATAGTTTTGATCTTACTTTTATTGAAACAGTGGACAACAAAGTTCATAACTTTCTTAAAGGTTGGAGAGAACTTCACCACCAAACAAGAACAGGTACTTCGGTTCCTAAGTCTGACCTAGAGGCGTTGATTCAAATACAAAGATTGGATAATTCCGACAATGGTATTTATCAGTATACTCTTCATGGTTGTTTCTTAGAAGACTATGACCTAGGTTCTTTAGGTACTGACTCAGATGTTATGAGGCCAGCACTAACTCTTAGTTATGACTTCTTTGATGATGGTGAATTATAATAGGTGGTATAAATGGCTTTTAGCCTAAACGCAGATAAATTTCTTGAGTCATCTCTAGGTTTAGATGAGTTTGGTATAGGCCAATTAAGGTCAGTTGAGTGGTCAAGAAAGTATCTTTGGTCATTCAACTTCCTAGCACTAGATATTAATATTAAAGGGCTACAAGTACCTCCCAATCCCTTTGATAAGTTCTTCCCTTGCGTAGATGTAGATGAAACGCAGCAAGTACTCGAAACACTTAATGGTGAAGCCTACGGTACCTCATTTAGATTACCTCAACGAGGTGCAGTATCAACTCTTCGTATAACTTTTATGGACGACCAAAAGAATACGTTATACAATTTTTTTAGAAAATGGATTGGTGAAGACATACTTAATGGCGGGCGTTATATTAGCCCACTTGAAGAATCTGTAAAAGCCGTTGAATTGAGAAAAGTAAAACTTGCTAGCCTGAGTGATATAGCTTCAGAAGTAGGTTTAACTAAACAAAGTAAACAAAGTGATAACTCAATTTCTGATTCTAACAGGTATTGGGTATTTCCTGAAGGTGACATAACTTATAACGGTGGTAGTACTTCAGATACAAATATTTATTCAGTGAACCTAACAATTGCGGGTACAGTGAATAATGAAAGTGCAGACGGTGGGTTAAGTGATACCCTACAGAATATAGCGAAATCCCTTGGTGCTTCAGCACTACTTGGAGGGGCGGGAAGATTATTTTAAAGTAATACGTTAATTATAGAATAGAGGTAGAGAAATGACTAAGAAGAGACAGGGTAAGTTTACCCCAAAGACTAGCACAAAGAAAAATGATTTTAATAAGCCCGATGATTTAAAAGAGGGTAAGAAAACATTTTTACCCCTCATGAATATTTCATTAGATAAGTTACCTTCAGAAGGCAAACCATACAAAAAATCTGCAGTCATTAGGTATAGACCTTTTTCTTGGGGTGAAGTAAAAGAAATATCTCAATCTAAGATGAGTCAAAAAGATCAATTTTACCATATCATGAAAGGTGTGGAAGTTGAGGGTATGGAAAAAAATGATATGACACTTGGAGATGCTATGTATTTAGCTATCTACAGAAAATTTTCCACAGTAGGTAATTCAAAAATATCCGTACAGTATACTTGTAAAGGTTGTAAGACAAAATCTAAAGGTATTATTTCATTACAAGAAATAGATGCAGATACTATGAAGGCACCAAAATTACCTATGAAAATTGAGATAGGTGGTAAAGAATTGTCATTCTCACCTATGCGAATATCTGACTACTTTGATATACAAGACAGGATAAAAGATAATACTAACCTAGATACTGACTTCGCACTCATAGCTTCTATGTGTACAAACTTAGAATTTGAGGAAGTTTACGATACCATATATAATGTAAGTACTCAGGACGAAATGGAAGATATCAAACTAATTGACCACTACCTGAATCATGGTCTGAAAAAAGTTAAAAACAAGTGTAAAAATGTTCTTGATAAAAAAGAGGACGAAGAAGGTAACGTGGAAGAAATACTTTGTGGACACGTTACTGATATTGAGCTTGATGGAGGTCAGGCTCTCCTACTACCGTTTCGTGAAGATGAAGAACGTCCTCGAAACAGAGTTCGTTTTGGCGATGAAACTTAATGTAGATACTTGGACTCTAAATTATAAAGACTTTAGTGAAGTAAAATACTTAAGCAATAGATATAGTAAGTACGTAGCTGAACTAGAACAAAAAAGACAATTAGCAGGAAAATAGATATGGGAAGAATAAGTAAATTATTGGAAGCTAAAGTCGTTATGACAATAAAGCCCACTAAGCATAACGTAACCACACTCAAGAAACGTGGTATCTTTTCAGATGACTCTCGGTACTTCTTTGACATGTATGACAAGGTACTTAGCGGTAAAGAATATGAAAAAGAAATAAAAGATAAATGGGATAATGCTATTGCAGATGAGTTCTCAAAAGCAGGATTAAAATTTTAGGAATAACTAATGGCCGAAGAAACAGAAGCACAAGGTAAAGGGTTTGGTGATGCGGGTTCATTCGCTACTAAACTTGTAGATGGTTTTCAAAAAACCTTTGGATTACAAAATTCTGTAAATGCAGATGCACGTAAAGCAGTTGCAAAACTAGGTACACAAGTAAAGTTCACACAAGATTTAATCAATAAGAATAGGAAAAAACTTGAGAAGATAGCTGAAACAGACTCAGAAGTAGCAGGCTTCTTAAGCTCATTTGATGATACAAATTTTAAAAAGCTAGAAGAGTTAAGACAAGCTGTACTTGATGGTTCTAAGATATCTGAAAAAGATGGTAAATTTCTAGCTAACTCTTTTGAGCAACTACAGACTACCTTCGGTCAACTAGGTGTAGCGGGTTTAGAACAAGACCTTGGTACAGTCATGAAACAATTACAGGAAACTATAAACAGCGATGAATTAGATAGGGAAACTCAAAGAGAGTTCTTAAATGATTTTATTGGTGTGGTAGGTGCTTCAGATGAATTGTCAGAAGATCAATTAGCTATACTCGAATTACTTAAAGACGAACAATCTAAGGGCTTTAATTTTGATTCAGAACAACTAGAAACATTAAATGATATATTTCAATTTTTTGAAGAATCTAAAATAGGTGATATAAAATCTCAAGGTACCTTAGATGATATGAGTAGAAAATTTTCTTCCTTCTTAGTAAGTCAAGATGAAATTAAAACAGCACTTGAAGAACAGCAATTTGACGGTAAAGAATTAGCCGATATGTTAAAGGAAGGTTTGGACTCAGAAATTGGTACAGGTATAACAGATTTACTTTTAGGTGCATTAGGTTTGCCCGGCCTCGCAGGGGCACTTTCTGGTTTAGGTAGTTTTGCTGCAAAAGCTAAGAACCTTATCACAGGTGGGTTCTCGAAAATATTTGGTAAGTCGGGAATACTATCTAAGATATTTGGTAAAGGTGGTTTCATAGGTAAAGCCGTAGGTAAGTTTGCAAAGATATTTAAAAGCATAACAGGTGTATTTAGTAGTGTATCAAAAGTAGCAGGGCCAGTACTTAAAGCGGGTAAGTTTTTAAAATTTATTCCTATAGTGGGTACAATTATCGCAGCTATTTCAGGTATCTTTGATGCTGTATCAGGGTTCTTTAATGCAGACGAAATTTCTGGGAAGTCTAAAGAAATGCTTACACTTGGAGATAAGATACAGGCTTCAGTAGCCTCTTTTATATCAGGCTTAACATTTGGTTTTGTAAAAGCTGAAGACGTATATCAGGCAATTGAAAAAGGTATAGCCTTTCTATTTGGTGAAGACGGTATGTTCTCATCACTAGAAAAGTTTTTTCAAGGTCTAATCCAATTAAGCCCCGTAGGACTTATAACAAGTTTAATAAGTAAGCTAACGGGTGGTTCAGGTGAACTATTTGGTGAGGAAGGTATCTTCACAGGAATTATAGATGCTATCAAAGATGTTTTTTCTAGTATTGGTGATTTCATCATGGATGGTATTACATCACTCATCGATAAGGTTAAGAACCTAAGTATCAATGATTTTATACCTGATAGTGTTTCAAGTTTTTTTGGTGGTGATGACAAAGCCGTTGAAGAGGTTGATAAAAAAGACGAACCAAGTTTTCTAAGTAATATGTTCTCAAGTGGTGACGATAGTGTTTCACCCCCACCTACTAATCAAGCAATACAGCGTTCTGAATCTGCAGACGTAGGTTCTACTGCAAGTATGGCAATGGGTAGAGAAGAAGCAATGAGGGCTAGGGAAAGCCAGGCCAAAGCCCAACCTCAAATTATAAATGTCGGTGGTGGTAGTGGTGAACAAAAAGCCGTTAAGACACCTCAAAGAAGAACACAAGTAGATGATTTACAATTGTCTGCTATAAGCGTGGGGTTATTAGACTAATGCCAAAAAGTAATATACAAACAAATTTATTATCACCTAATCCTGATTTTACGCAAGGTCATGTTTTTATCTCACTACCTAGAGGGGCACAAACCAGTGACCTATCTGCAGGCGGTGGTAGACAAATAAAGGCATTACTACAAGGTGAGTTTACTATAGGTGGTTCTAATCAGTTTAACACTCCATTAGCTAGTGCTGCACTAGAATCATTATCCGAAAAATTAAATGTTTTAAAAGGTACCGTAACGGGGTTAGCAAACCTAGCGGGTACTTCTGTTAATTTGGGTTCTCAGGTAAGACTAGGTAACCTAAATCAAACAGCTAACTTTTGGACGGGTAGTGAGAGGCCAACATTTAATATCGATTTATTATTTGTTGCACTGAGAAGGGGTGATGATGTACGTACACAAGTGGAACCCCTATATCAAACAGTATTTGCAAGTGGTAGTAATATTCTAAGTGTTGACGCACCATTAGGATATTCTACTGACCCATCGGGTAAAAATGCTACAGGTACATTTGCGATTCAGTTAGGTAGTTGGTTTAGAGCAACTAGGCAAGTTATGACAAGCGTTTCTTTTACTTACTCACAGGAAATGATACCACTAGACGGTACGGTTAATGGTACTGAACCAACAAAGTTTGCACCTTTATTCGCTAGGGGTAGCATATCTTTTCAACCTTACAGAGATATAACTTATAAAGAATTTCAAGGATACTTTTTAAAATGAGCAATGATAAACTATTTTTTATTAATTTAGATTTTGAAAGCCGTGATAGATATGATCTAGCAAAGTTTCTTGAGTTCACTGATAACTATGACCCGCTTACAAGTACGTTTGTGTTAGACTTAAAAAATTTAAGAAAACAAGCTGACTATATTGTAAAAAAAGAAGAAGGTAGACCTGACCTAGTATCCTACAATTATTATGGTACCACGGATTATTGGTACATAATTTTATTATATAACAATCTAGATGATGTTGATGATATTAAAATTGGTAATAGATTATCCCTACCCTCTTTATCAGAACTAGAGGATTTATTTTTCTCTTTAAAACTCAGACAGTCTGCTAGTCAGGGGTCATAATGATTGGAATATCTAATCAATTTTTATACAACTTTAAGCTAGGTGATAGGAACGATTTTATAGTCGAAGAAAATCTTATAGAGTTTACCCTCATAGAAGAAGCGGGAAATGTTCTACCCACTTGGCAAATAGGCTTTACTACGGGTGCCGATGATGTAATCAGTTCATTGAATGAAACAAATATATTTGAAGTATCCTTTGGGAAAAATTTAGATAATTTAATATCTGCACCTTTATCGATTCAGTCAGTTGACATTTTTAGACAGGGTAATGATAAGAGGTTAGTAAATCTTAATGGTGTTTATTCAGCATTGGGCTATCTTGGTGATAGTAAGATGTCATCGAACCCTAATACTTCTGCAGTATCAGTAATCAAACGAGTAGCGTCTAACTACTTTAACTATTCAAAAGATTCAATCTCTACTAGTACAGATACCCAAACTTGGATACAACCATCTATCAGTGATAGAAAATTTGTCAACGAGCTATGGCTACATACTGACCTAGGAAATGGTGTACCTGCTATTGGTATTTCTAGTGCGGGTGACTTTATTGTTAAAGATATTAGACAAGAAGGTGGTAAACCCTATAAATGGAAATTTACTGTTAACCCCAAACAAGATAATGACATTGTATATGATGGTGATTATATTTTTCAAGATAGAACATCATTTATAAATACATGGACGGGGTACGGTAGGCAAAAATTTGTATACGATTTAGAAAGTGGTGATGAAGATGAACTATGTTTAAAGCCTGAACCACTTACAGCTTTAACTAATAAGATAGCTAGAAATGAGGCAGTTACAAAAAGATTTACTAAAGTGGGTATGTCTTCTAGTAATGTACATGAGAATTATTGGTCTTCAGCTATGCAGAATACTTCTAACCTAGCCCAATTGTCTGCTACAAAAATTATATTAAGTTTTCCTAATAGGTTCGTAGATATAAAAGTATTAGACCAAGTAATGTTTGCAGACGATGATACAACTAACAGAAGTATTTCTGCAGGTTTTAATTCTGGTATATACTTTATAACAAAAGTAGCTAGGACATTAAGCAATAGACAACTTGGCACAGTAGTAGAATTATGTAGAGATAGTATGAACGATATCAAAACGGTTTAATTATGTTTTTAAAACTGAGTGAAAATTTAGAAAAAACACTACCTTTAAAAAGAGTTTATCAAGGTACTGTAGTTGATAATGAAGACCCTGAAAAACTAGGTAGGGTTAAGTGTACTGTTTCGGGAATATTTGCAGGTGACTTAGCTGACCTACCTTGGATATCACCTAGAAGAAACGGCAATAATAATGAATATGATGTGCCAGAACTAGATACTAAACTGGAAATAAGATTTCCCACAGAAGATATTTACTCACCTTTTTATTATGGACGTTGGGAAGATGCAACTAATCACCCGACTGAGTTTGATGCTGACTATCCCAATAGTTATGGCTTTGTAGACAGTACAGGTACAAAGGTAGTTATAAATAAAACGCAAAAAACATTTGATTTTGAACATACTTCAGGTATCAAAATATCTATGGATGCAGACGGTAATTTAACTATGGATATTCCAAAGGATATTACTGAGACAATAACAGGTGATAGAAATATCGAAGCTGATAATGTTAATATCGAAGCAAGCTCAAATGCTGAAATAGTCGCAGGTGGTGACGCTACATTTGAAGGAAGCGGTAGCGGTACGTTTAAAGGTACGGGCGGTACTAACTTAGGTGATAGTTCAAGTGCTACAAACGTAGATGGTTCAGTGGTTAACTTAGCAGGTGGTGGTGCCCCAATTGCAAGGTTAGGTGATACTGCAGTTGGTGTAGGGGTATATGGTGTACCTGTTACGAGTACAATTGTCAGTGGTTCAGGTAAGGTGACTTCAGCATGACTCTATTATTTTCAAACGATGATTTAGCAAAGACCTCTTTAGAATATGTTCAATATCCAGAACTAAGGGTAGTTGCAGTTCAGGGCCTAGCTTTAACTCAATTAACAGTTGATGATATATTAGTTCAAGATGTAGCAAATAAACCTTATACAGATTTTTATAGAAACTTAGCAGACTTGTATTCTAATGAGAGAAATTTTTTAAATCAAAACAGTCTGACTTCATTACCTAGTGAGGCTTCATTAGATACAGGTGCAAGAAGAGATGAAAAATATTATCCTGTATTACCTCCTAATACTTGGGTAAACTTACCACCACTAATTCAAGCAGAAAATAATGGTAATCCTAGACCTGCTTACAATGGTACGACTGAGTTTGGTTCAATAACTTCTATACTTACACAAATTAATGGTATCAAAAATGGTATATCAGGAAGTGGTAGTTCTGAAGTTGAAACAACCTATATAGTTGGTGACCCTTTAATACGTGTTGACGATGTAACAAGTTTCACAGTTGGTAATTTTATATTTGCTATAAACGGTAGTGATGCTTTATTTGCTGAAATAACAGGTATAAACCAAGATGCGGGAATATGTACAGGCGGTACAGGAATAGATGCAGGTACATGTGCAGGTGATGGTGGTGTGTGGACTCAACCAGTATCAGGTGAACTAATACTTGATGTACTTCAGGCACCTACAGGTAATATACCTACAAGTGTAGATGTTGAATCTAGTATTGCGGGCTTTTCTAACAATGAGAGAGAAGAGTCAGTTGGATTAACAGCGGGTAGACAAGCACAACTAGATGTATTTAAGGGACTTGTAGATAATTCTATTCAAGCATACGAAAATTTTCTAACAGGACAATATTTACCATTACTAAATTCAAATGATGATTTAAAAAATAAATCCGACATTGAGAATAATATAACAGACATAAATGCGACAATTACAGTTATCAATAATTGGCAGGCAGCACCTAATACTAATCCTTCAGGTAGTGGTACAGAATCACGTTTTGGTGATGTAGAATTTTTAGTTTTAGAAACAGAACTAGATGCTAGGGAAACTTACATTAATCAAAGAGTTATCGAAGTGAATACTGCTTTAGGTAGTGCTACACAAGATGGTTCAGGCAACTTTGGTGGGTCAGGGGTATTTTTTGATTTTGCTGATTGGGAAAATAAACGTATTAATACTGCTACAGGTACCTTAGCAAAGTACTATGGTTCTCTCATAGCCTTAGATGTTGCCCAACAAAACATCGATAACCTTGACTCAACACATGCTGAACAGACCGTCTATTTTGCAATACAGGCACTTACCTTCAATGGTGATGGTACAAACATTATCTTTGTTACGGATACTCTAGGCTTTGAGATATCGGACTCCGTAAAGGTTTTTGCAGAAGGTCAAACGGTCATAGATGCAAATATTACTAGTAAAACAGCTACTTCTATAACATTAGATAGTATAGTCGGTGTAGATTACTCAGTGAGTAATATTGCTAGAATATTAAAGCAAAATTAGACTATAAAATTTTAGTTCGCTATACTGTAGGGACTCTCATATAGAACTAAGTAGTTCTCTCAAAGAATCAGTTAATTTATTTTGTCAATTGCTTATTGAATCAGTAGGATATTACTATATGGCTTTTTACTTTGATTTAAACATGATTACACCAAAAGATCGAGGTCAACTTTTCGATGTTGAATCTATCTCTCAGGGCATAACAATGCTTTTGAATACAAAGCCAGGGGATTTTCCCTTTAGACCTGAATTTGGTGTAAGTTTAGAAGAGTCACTTTTTGAATTTGCAGACACGAATACTGCACTAGATATTTATAGAATTGTGACCGATGCTATTATACGTTTTGAACCACGCGTAGAAGTTGATAATGCGAGGTCAGTAGTTAATGCTGACCCTGATAGTAATACATTTAATATAGAATTGTATTTTACGGTACCCGATTTATCTGTAGATACTTTTGAGTTTACAGGTAATTTAGGCCTTGGAGAAGATATATGAGTTTTGTTGTTGACCCTACAAGTTTATCAGAGAGTGCAATATTTGATGATTTAGTTAATTTTGTAAACAGTAGGCCCGATGCAGACAGTTGGCAAACATTTTTTGAAAGTGGTGTAGGTGTATCAGTTCTAAAACTAATGTCAGGTTTGAGTGCTTATTACACTTATAATAATATAGTAGGTAGAAGGGAAGCATATATACAATATGCGATTAATCGATCTTCTATTATTGGTGGGGCACAACAACTTGGTTATTCTTCTTTTAGGGGTAGTAATCCAATAGTTACTTTGACCATTACACCAAACTTTACAGGTACAATAGAAAAATTTTCAGTTGTAGGAAATGTGAAGTCTCAAGAATTAGTAGCGTTGGAAACAAAAGTTGTTAACTTAAATGAAACAACAACTATCCAATGCGTTGTAGGAGATTTAAAAAGTGATACTGTTACGGCTAGTGGTACTTTACCTGCTTTGTTCAGATTTTCGGGAAGCGGTCTTGTTTCTGATAATTTACGCGTATTGGTGGGCGGCACTGAAGTCGAAATATCCGAGTCAGTCATTGACATACAAAATTTTAAATATATTGTACAAACAAATGCAGTCGGTTCGGTTGATGTGTTTTCTGATAACAGTCTTAACCTACCTGTTCGTTACGACACTAATACGGTAATTACATTAGAGTGGGTTGAATTAAAACAAGCTGATTTTGAAGACGCTGATTTTACTTTTAACTTTGGGAATATAAATCTAATAAGTGCTGATACAGTATTTAGAGATAAAGAAGATAAGGAGTTAATTCGCATTAATTCTAGACTTCAAAATGAAGTACAAAAAGTTATACGTGCTAGAGAAGATCAACCAAAACAATTTAGACAATTAGATACCAGAATAGTAGACACTACTGCAGAAGATGTTTCCGCAGCGGTTATGCGAATATATTATTTGCTAGGTAGTAACTTTCTACTTACCCCACTTGAAAAAAATAATTTAGTAGAAGAGTTTAATCAATTTAGACCGCACGGTTTACAACCACCTCTTATAGGTGACCCCGTTAGAAGAAAACTTATTATTTCTGTAAGGGCTACACTAGAAAATACAAGTGGTGACCCCGATGCTGATATTAAAGAAATTACACAAGCATTAAGTGGAGGCTTAAATACTACTATTAACTTAGATGATTTAGAGCGTGACATAGAAGCATTACCAAATATAAAAATTGCAAGACCTAGTATCTCAGGTGAGACATGGGTTAACGATAAGCAGTATGAAGTAGGTGAGTTCGTAAAAGACTTTCCTGATAATGGAAGAATATATTCTGTTTTTGAAATATTATATTTTTCAGGTGGTACTGAACCAACATGGCCTGTGGTTCAGGCAAATGAATTGGTGACTGACAATGATTTAATTTTTAAGTCAATACCTAAAGATGATACTGCGGGAATACTGACATGGGCTTCGGATACAATCTATAGGTTAGGTGACCAAGTTAAGCCTAGCGTAGCAAATGGTTTTATTTATCAAGTAGTAGAAACTTTAAATACTAGTGATTCAGTAGAACCTACGTGGCCAATACTAGCAGGTCAAAATCCTACACAAGCCCAAGGCCAATTTATTTTTGATGGTGATATCCTTTGGATAAGCAGACCCCAATCAGGTTCACCTACTGTATGGAGTTCTGATAGTATCTATAGGAAGGGTGAAACAGTTATCGCTACTGACCAAGTTGTTAGTGATACTACGGGTGTAATGTTTCAAGCCTTTGCTTACCTAGGTACGAGTGGGGGTGGTTCACCAATATTTCCTACGGCTTTAAACCAAACAGTACAAGACAATAACATATTATGGATTTCACAAGACCCACTTCAAGAAGAATTTAGTTCTGGTATAGACGGGTACTTTGTAATAACCGAAGATATAACTTTAAATTAGGTATAAATGAGCGATAGCAACCAACCAAAATTTAATGAAGTAGAGCAATTTATACCTGAGAACCTACAGGAATATGATCTATGGCCTAAGATTCAAGAAATGATGAAGTACATCCTCGATAATGGTGTACAGGAAATGGATGACTTCAGAAAAAAATATACTGGCCCCGATGAAGTTTCGGAAGATGTAGTAAAAGAAATTTTAATTGAACAAGGTTTTAGCTACATCGTTGACATAATGGATACGATAACTAACTTCGAGTTTAATACTTTAATAACTTATGTATCACTAATTTCACAATTAAAAGGAAACAGAAAAGGGCTAGAATTAGTCCTTAAATTATTAGGTTTTGAATCAGTCATTAGAGAATGGTGGGAAGACCCCGATGACTTAGGTGAACCTTGGACTTATGATTTAACAGTATTGGCTAGTGCATCAAATGTACCTGACATTTTTACCACACTGCAAAAGGTAGAAGTGTTCAGTAGGAATTATGTATTCGCACAAATAAGTAATATTGATATTCAGTTCGTATTAGAGAATTTTGCAGAAGTTGCAGCAATTATGGGTGGTTACGTTAAGCCTGTATATTTTGGAAGGATTATTCAAAGAGTTAATCCTTGATAAGAAATTTTTTATTGTATATGATTTTATTACACAATTAAGGAAAATAATATGGCAGTTTTAGGACTTTTTACGACCACAGGAATTAGCAAAACAATAGACGCTGCTCAAAATGAAGG